TGGTGCTTCTGGTACTAACGGCGCGGTGATGACGGTCAAACTGTCCTCTGGTGGCTTGACATCTGCACAGACTGCCTCGGCTGTATGGGATGCCGCGACTGCTTCGTATACGAATAATGGTTCATTCGGCTTGAACGTCCTTCGTGCAGATCAGCAGAACAAAGCAGGAAATGTCACACTGCATTCTTCTGGCAATGTCAATCGTGTCGATGCTGATGTTCATGCAATCGCAAACGATGCGGACGCCGCCACGGAGCTGAAGGGTGCGCTCCTTCACAATGGCACGGACTACATCAGCGCGGAACTTCTATCGCCTGTGTCAGCTGCAACGAGCGTTCACATTGGTCCTTATCAACTCCTGGCTGATGGCCTCGGAGCAGACCAGCCGCTCGATGTGAACGTCGGAACAGCGACGTCCATCGATGTCCAGGTAACAGACGCCAACGGTACAGGAATCGACATCACTGGTGCAACAGTCAGCGCAAAGGTATACAACAGCGGTGGTACGCTGGTCGCGACGTATGCCGGCACTGCGACGTATGCCGACAATGGGCGATTGTCATTCGGCTTGACAACTACAGTGACAGCGACGTCAGGCACGTACACTGTGACTGTGACCAGGACAACAGGTGCGACTGATACGCAGGTATTCGGACCATTGAAACTCTATGTGAGGCCAGTATGAGTGTGAACATAATCAACATCACCGAAGACCCGGAACAGGTCACGCAGATCGCGGCCTGGACTGGAGACTGGCACACATACGTGGTTCGCCTGGTCGATGAGAACGGCTCACCGATTGACATCACTACAGGCACGCTGTCAGCGACGTACACGAACGCGGCGACAGGCGTGGCGTATTCCTTCGTGACTGGTTCCGTGACGCTCACAAAGTCACTGTCGTCACAAGGTATCGTTACGATTCTAAACCCGGCTGCATACCCGACAGCAGCTGTGATTCGCTTGACATTGTCGCTAACTGTGTCGACTACGGTGCGACGCTTCGGTCCACTGCTCATCGAGGTCCTCGCTCCGTGACAGTCAAGGTCGACCTGTCTGGCTTCGACGACGCGGAGAAGCGTTTTCGCATGTTATCTGTATTTCTCGAGAAGGCTGTGAAGGCTTCGTATACGGGAATGATTGCACTGATGACAGGCGCAAAGTCTGGTCGTACCTACAAGATCGGCAAGAAGTCATATCAAGCATCCGCGCCAGGACAAGCACCAGCGGTGCGAACTGGATTCCTGCGGACATCGATCACCATCGGCAAGGTGAACGACTACGAGTACATCATCAGCATCGCGGCGCCTTATGGCAAAATACTCGAGTTCCAGATGAATCGTCCATTCGCTATCCCTGCCAGCACGAAGGCATGGACAGTGTTCCAGGGTGTAATAGGGAAGTACTTCAATGGTTGAATCACTGGTCGTCGACGAGTGGATTTACGACACGCTCACAGCTGACGCTACGCTCCAGGGACTGCTCGCTGTGGACAATCGAGCGCCTTCGTACCAGCAGGGCATATACCTATACTTTGCACCGGAGAAGGACCCGATCAGTCTGCGACAGCCACAGGTGCCATACATCGTGGTTCGTCATTTAGACGCCGGCCAGACCGACACGACATCGGTGTGTGGTGGCCGCATCGTGACAACGTCAAGCCATCAGGTGTGGTGCTGGGACACGCAGTCTGGTGCTGTGTCGATGGCACGCATCAAGGGCATCGTGGACAGAATAGACACGTTATTGAACAAACAAAGCGTAGACACAACCACTCCTGTCTTTTTCCTGAATCGCGCGAGCGTAAGCTCATCAATAGACGTGTCCCAGGATGGACGCGTCGACAATGGCATAGCTCAAGTCTATGTCGCCACAATAACACCATAGAGGTATCTTTCACATGGCCCGTCCACTACTTGCAAAAGACGTCACACTGACGATCACTTTCACCGCTGCCGCCTTAACTGGTGACACGACTGCACTACCAACAACGACTGCGACTTCGGTCCAGTGTTTGGCGAAGTCCTTCAGCACGACTGTCACACAGAACATGGTCAATGCCACGGCACTCTGCGCGACATTTGAAGCATCACTCCCGACGACACAGGCTGGCACTGTCAACCTCGAGCTGTACATCGACAACACTACTGGTCCTCTCTTTACGAGCAAACTTGGATTCGGCTGTGAGATTGACGTCGACCTCGATGGCGCTGCCTCTGTTGCTGGCAATGTTGTTAAGTATTTTGGTATGGTCACAGAAGCAGGGCTGTCCCTGACTCCGGAAGAAACACAGACCGAAACCGCGACCATCAAACTTGGTGTAAGTGGAATCACTGGTCTGTCAGGATCATAATGAGTTCAATCTTTGACGCTATTCCTAAAACTGAAAGTCGACCGAACTATTCGGTAGACATCGAGCGCTTTATCGGTGCACCTGGTTCGTTTACATTCCGTGAACCGAAGGCATCCGATCTGTTTCCTCGACCTGAAGTTCAGAAGGCGCTGAAGATTGCATTCCCTGAGTTTCCTGACCAGATGCTCCAGATACTGATGATCATGGCACGCTGTTATGTGATTCAACCTGGTGATGGCGAAATCAATCCAGGACGCCGCTTCGCGCAGCTGGCCCGTGACCGCTCCGACATCTATCTCTATGTAGTCGGAGAGTTCGCCAAAGCGTTCCCTATTGACATCGAAGCAGCGGTAGACGAAGTCCCAAACGACTAGGCGGGGTGGCGCAGAAGATTCTCTACACTTCGGTGAGACATCTCAAGCGCCATCCCAGCGAGACCGATTTGAGCCTGGACGAGTTCGCCGAAGTCGCATGGGCTGGTGAAGTCTGGGAAAATCAAATCGTTGAGATCGTCAAGGCCGTGATGTCGGTGCTGGCGAAAAGGACTATCTAATGGCGCTCGGCATCTTCGATATCGTTTTCAAAGTTACAGGCGCCGGCGATGCCGTTCAGTCGCTCAAGAACATCAAGACCGAAGCAAAGTCCACAGCTGATGGTCTTGATAAAACCAAGCAGTCTACTGACGCACTTGGAAAGCAGTTTCAAGGTCTTCTCGCAGGAGCAGCCATCGCTGGATTTGCAAAGTCTGCAATCGATGCAGCTGTTCAGTTTGATTCAATGCAGCGCTCACTAGCGACGACTGTCGGTTCGACGGATGAGTTAAACGCTCAGATGGAACGACTGCGTAAAGTTGCTCTTTCTCCTGGCATTGACCTCAAACAGACAATCGATGGATTTACCAGATTGAGATCTACTGGTAAGTTTTCCGCAAAAGAAGCAGAGGATGGTCTGGCTGGAATTGCCAATGCTGTTGCATCTGTTGGTGCACCAGCCGCTACTGTTGAGCGTGTTGTTACAGCCATCAGTCAGATTGCTGGTGGCCTCCAGGTTAATCAAGAAGAACTCAATCAACTTCGAGAAGCTTTGCCAAGCTTTGGAGTTTTGATGGAGCGAGCCTTCGGCACTGCCAATGCTGAACAGATTAACAAAATGGGCATTTCTGCCGAAAAGGCAGCTAAGAAATTACTAACATCATTCAGTGAAGGACCAAAAGCTGCTGCTGGTTTGCAGACTGCACTTGACAACATTAATGACACATACGTCAATATGCAGGTATCAATCGGCAACCTTTTAGCGACAATGCTGATGGCATTCGGTCCAACTGTGACAAGTGCAATGGAATCAGTCACGAATGCTGTCAAAGAAATAAGTAAACAAGGAACCATACTGAATACAGTTTTTAAGGCATTTATTGCATTTGGACTCGCAGCTCTCGTCGTTGATCTGGCCCTAAAGTTCGGCGTGTTCGTCGATGCTGTAATAAAGGCCATCGCCGCAGTTCGTGCTCTTGGAATGACTGCACTTATCGCCAAAGCGTTCGTGTCGCCCGAAGCAGCAATTGCGTCGGCTGTTGCCGCTGCTGGTCTAGCTGTTGGTGCCGCTCTTATCTTCGACCAAATCATGAAGGGTATCAAGCCGATAGAAGTTCAAGCCACAGGCGGAACTGCTGCAGGCAAGGCTGGGAATCTTCTACCTCCTGCAATGAAGGACATTGGAGGCGCCGCAGATACAGCTGCGAAGGCTGGTAAATCCACCGAAGGCAAGGGCGGCGGACTCATCAACACGATGGTCGACATCGCGGCATATGCAGCCAGGATGCAAGCGGCATTCGTGGACATGGCGAAGTCAATGGAGGGTCACCTCTTCGAGATCGCGAAGAACACCGGCTCCACTCGAGATCTGCTTGACCTTCGGAAACAGACCTTCGGTGGCGGTCGCTTAGGCGCCATCGGTGTCACGGCTTCGGAACTCAACGCTGGAAACAATGCGACGAACCAGGGTGGCGTCGGTATCATTCCACAGACACTGATTCCTGCATCGACCGACCTCGAGCGAGCGATGCGGAAGATGATGATACAGCAGGGTCGACAGAATCTCGTCACTGAGATGAGGAGAATCTAATGGCGACTAACTGGCCACTAAAAGTGGAAGTCGACTGTCCTGAGCCACGTCCTGACCTAGGACGTGTATGTGTTGGTGCTGACGGTACTTCATGGGACCGTG